GGTCTTTGTAAATTGAGATCCCATCGGTGATCCCAGTCTTCAATTTGGCGGTGATAAGGTCACTTGGCATGTTTTAAGCGATTTCGAGTTCTGCGGCTTCCATTTTGAGCGAGATCGCGCCGCGTGTACCTTCGCGATCTTCGGTGTCGAAGTTGAGGAGGCGGGCGCGGATAGCGAAGGCGGAGTTGCTGGGCGGCGTCGCGTTCTGCGAGCGGCCGTAGAGGGTGCTAGTGGCACTGAGGACTGAGCTGGCATCGCTGGATACCGAAAGCCCGAAGCTGTGCTCGACGATAGTGCTGGAGAGGATGAGTCGCTGGGAAATTATCGGCGTGGCCCACTGAAGGTTGGCAAGGTTCGGGCCGTAGTTGCTGCCCTGTGACTCTTGCAGCGTTCCGAAGGCGACCTCCAGCATGTACTGGGCGCGGGTGTTGCCGAGCAGTTGCAGTGATGGCTTCACGCTTAAGCTGAGGCTGCGTTTTGCGGTGAGCATTTCGGCTGCGATCCAGAGCAGGAAGATGTCGTGCTCGTACTCGACCGGGAAGTAGCTGTTGCCGTTCTTGCGTACCTCGTACATCACCGAGCCATTGCTGGCGATGTAGCCATTAGATGCCACCGGCCATGCTTTGCGGTTGCGGGCCGATGGGATGAGCCATGGTGTGCTGAGTTGCTTTACTTGCCCGGCGAAGGTCTCCACGGCGAACGGCGGCGCGGCTGGCGAGACCGTCGCATCGTGAACGGCACCCAGTAGCGGCAGGCGGCCATTAGGCAGCGAGGACCCCGCAGGAATCGTGATGTCGATTTCCTCAATCTTCATCATGGTGCCGCTGGTCTTATTATCGTTCTGGCCGGGGCCGGATGCGATCACGATTGTTTCCAAAGTCTCCACCCGGCTGCCGAGGTCATCGAGGATCAGGTGCAGCCCCTCGATCTGCTCAATCGTATGGCTGTGGGTTTGGAAGGCCGAGATCGGGCCGGCAGTGGTGATGGTCGCCACGTACTGGTTGGCTGTCGGCGGCGTCTTGAACTTGATGGTGAGATCATCCTCGCTGTCGAGGGTGACGGCGTAGGAGACATAGAGATCTTCGCCATCGACGGAAAACTGGCGATCGACGATAGCCGACTCGCCATCGTTCTTGCGCAGCGTCACATGCAGGTCGCGGGTGCCGAGGTTGTGAGTGAGCGTGTACTCGGTGTTAGTGCCGTCGCCGATCGGGGCGACATAGTGTTGGCTGCCGGTGATGATCTGATCCTCGGTGAACGGAATGTAGGTGCGGCCATGTGGCGGGCGCAGCCAGTCGATGTTGGCGGCGGTTTCGAGACCTTCCCAGTTGAGCTCGCGGATGATCCGCACCGGCACGCGGATCGGCGTGATGGTGTAGAGGGTATCCGGGTCACTCTCGTCCTCGATGGTCATCTCGACCTCCAGCACCGCTGTGGTGATGGTATCGACGGCACGCAGCGCGTCGGCCAGCTCGGCGGTGTTGAGGTTTAGGACAAAGGTCGGATCGCCCGGAGGCGCTGAGAAGACGGCGACTTCCAATAGCTCTTGGGCCAAGCCTTCCATCGAGCCACCGAAGGTGATGTGGGCGGTGTTGTTGTTCGGATTGGTGACAGTGAAGCTGCCATCCTCATCGGCGAGCTTAGCGATGGCGGTTTGGATCTCATCCGCGCCGTCCTCAATCGATAGTTCGCCAGATTTCTTGTATCCTCGGCGGAGTTGATAGCTACCACGGAAAAACGGATTGACCTTGAGAGCTTGGATCTCCGGCCATGTGGTGGTGTTGTCTGCCCCACCCTCTTGAATCCGCGTGATGCTAGGCATCGCCGGCAGGATGTCGGTAAAGATTGAGGTCGAGGCGAGCGGCGAGCGGATCAGGCGGATCTCGTGGCGCGTCTTGCTGCCGACGAGGTACGAGCGCACCCGCACATGGGCGGTTGGCTCAAGGCTCACCGAGGTTCCGGTGATCTCGAGCTGGGCCTCGGTGGCATTCGCTACATCGACCAGCCACGATCCGTCTTTGAATGTGACCGTTGCTGTTGAGGAGTAGACTTCTTCGAGCGCGGCTTTGACTTGGGCAGCGGTCGCATCGAACGAAAGCGGCGAGCCAGCGGCATCGCCATCGACATAAAGTTGAAAGGTGCCAGCGGTCGGGCGGGCATCGACAAGGCCGATGCTGGCGCGAAGGGAATTAACCGTGCGTGAGACCTCGGTGGCGGTGCCTTCGATTTGCTCCGTGAAGCGCAGCCCGATACGGATTTCGTCGCCTTGAACAAGGGTAGGCAAAGTGAACTCCCCGCTCCCAGCAGATGTTTTCAGCGTGAGGTTTGTGAGGTCAACGAACGCGAGTGCTTGCATCTTTCTCCAACGCTCCGCGTCAACTTGATTGCTATTTGTCCTTTTTCTCTGGAGTTAGATTCTCAACCCCAAAGAAATCATAAGGGAAAACCTCCATCCGGTACGGGAAGCGCGGGTTTAGCCGCTCTTTTTCAGCCATCCGTTCCTCCTCTGCGTCGCTGCGCTTTTTAGCGAGGCTGGCTTTTTTATCTAAGCTCATAGCGACCAAAACCTCCCTCTCATGTTGCGGCTTTTCAGAATTTGCAGCGCCGTGTTCAACTGGTTGTTGAGCGGGGCTAATATGGTAGCGATTACAAAGTTGGCTACCCCGCCGGCCAGTGCTGTGGTAAGCATTATCGGCTCAATCGGGGCGCCATCGGGGATATTCTGCGGGGAATGCGCTAGGTTCCAAAAGTGGTTGTATTCCACATAGGGTGCCCATGTGGCATCCAGCGGCGCTGATGGATCCACCCCCTCTGGGCTCACGAAGTAAATGGTGGCAATCTTGGTTAGGTCGTATTCTGGATCGGTGATGCCTTCGAGCAAGGCCATCTCGGACTCCGGCTCTGGCGGTGGCGAGAACTTCGAGCTGATCCGCAGATAGGGGTTTTTCTTCATCCCGCCGGAATGGCCGTAGGTGATGTAGATCGAACCAAGTGAACCATCTAGGATGCTGCCAGGGTAGACCTCGAACTTCGCCGCTGGTCGGTCCTTCCACAGCGAGATGTCGCAGGCCCGCAGGCGGCGAGCTGTTTTCGAGTCCTCACGGCCATCGACGAAGCTGATGCCACTACTAAGGTTGCCGGTTACTTGAGTTTGCGCCGAGGTGACGCCGAGTTCGGTGAAGAACTTAGGTACTGGTTCATAGCTGAGCTTGATGCCAGCGCCTGACAATGCGCTGCCGCTAATTCCAGTAGGATCTGCGCCAGTGCCGATCACTCGTGTTGGACCCACTTCCAGCTTGGGCCATTCCGTCAAGAAGGCATCAATCACCCGCTCTTGCTTGCTAGTGTCTTCCTTGGCTTCCTCAAGGCGCGCAATCGTTCTGCTGCTTGCGTTCTTTAGTCGGGTTGGGGCGGTTACTTCCACGCCATTCACAAAGCCGGGCTTAATATAAAAAATCCATTGGCCAGTGGCGTTGTCCCACATCGGCGTGATTGTCCAAGGGTGCGGCCATTGCTTGCTTCTCGTGATTTTGAAATTAAGCGGCAGCCGCTGGCCAATGACATCCATCAGGCTGTTCCAGTCTTCGTGGCGTATGAGCTTGATGGGTTTCACACTGGAAAGAACAAGTGTTGGTTGCCGGTTGCTTCACCCCCATTAGCATTTTTAGTCTGCTTGATGTAGCGGATGTTGTGGTGAACTATCTGAAATATCTGATCGATCTCTGTTTGTGAATCATTGAGATAACACAGGGCTATTGGGTAATAACCCTTTTTACCACCAAGCCCCTCGGCAGTCTCCGACTGGACAATTCTCAGATCCTTCTGCGGATCATTGATCTCTCCTTGGTCATTGGAATCGACCTCGATACAGATGTAAAACTTCTTGTCTTTTGCTTGGTTTAATTGGATTTGCATTCCCGGAGCAGGCAAATCTTTCTCATATCTATTGCCAGAATTATCACGGTTGTCGATTCTCCTCCATGCTTTCTCTAATTCATCATAAATGTAAGGAACAATTCCATTTACCATGCCACTTGTAACCTTGAGGGTTTTTGCAGAGCCGTAAGTCTTAAATGGATGATTGTGCGACTTGGCGCTCCTCATCACGGTGACCAGCGTCCCGTTTTTGGTGTAATCCACTTTGATCTCATTGTTCGGTATGACTTTCAATGACTCGACCCATCGGTTAAGCCTATCCCATGCTTCCCGAATGCTTTCCCCTTTTCTGACCTTTATCTCCTTGTTGTTCATTTATTCGGTCATCAAATTGCTTTACCGTAAACCTCTGCCGGCCAGACTACTTTTTCCGATAGCTTCCATGACTCGTAAATTTGCCAAATCCCTCCACGAAGCGTTGCTTGCACGGGCATGGTTAGCCAGTTCCGCCCTTTAGTATCGAAGTCTAATGACGCGCCCGCAGGCAATTCTGACACTGCTATTCCTACTTTAGAGAGAATGCCAGCAGGTAAGTTTGCTGCTGAGTAACTCTTTGATGCCGTGCAATGAAGAACCATGTAGGTTGTCACTCCTTTCATCGGGCTTAAATCCGTGCCACTCTCTTTACCCGGTTCCTTGTCTGGGAAAACCCATCTAGTCTCATCGTTCGGGTCCTTCCACCCTCCGTATTTCTTTTTAATCTCTGAGAAATTCCAGTGTGACTCGATTGGTTCTTCGAGAATGTGAAAGTCAAAATCCCAAGATGCCTCATCGTCTTTTTTTCCACTCCCGCCTCCGCTTGCTGATCCCCCCTCGTAAACAATGGTCACAATATAGCCGACAGCATTAGATACCCAGCTTCGGGAAACCTCTTTGATTAGTGATCCACCACCAACTTTGTATGTGTCTTTAGCTACACTAAGAACCTCCTCTGCGGTTTTAACATAGTATGGCACAGAGTATTGATACACCCCATCTTTACTGATGGAACCGGTTTCCCCTTCGACTAATTGCGCTTCTGACATTACCCTCTATTTGAGCTGAATTTAATATAGACCTTATCTGGCCAGTCATGGTACTCTGACAACCTCCATGACTCCGTAACCTGCCAAACCGATCCTCTTTTACTAATTTGCGGCGGGAGTTGCATCCATGTTCTTTTCCCCCATCCTAAAGCGTTGAAAGAAGCAGGGGCCCCAGGGATGGCCGCTAATTGCGTGCCGATTTTTTCAACTACTGAAGGCGCTGATTTCTTGGTGTAGCTTTTTGTTACTCTAGTGAGCATCACAATATAAGTTCTAACCCCTTTCATCGGGTTAGCTTTACTTTGCCCTTTATTTGCATCTTTACTTAAACCTGTGCCTCCTCCGCTTTTAGCTGATGGCATATTGTCTGGGAAAATCCACGCTTGCGGGTCATTAGGGTCTGGATTTCCGCCATACTTTTGCTTTATGACCTCAAAATTCCAATGCGACTCAATCGGCATTTCTTGCAGGTCGAAGTCGATGGACCACACTGGCTTGTTGTATTCATCACCACTTCTATCCATGCTAGTATTGTCCGGGCCTTCATAAGTAATGGTCGCGATGTAGCTCGGGCTTGGCCCATCATTGTTGCAAATCCATGTCTGCGAAACCTTATCACACCCTTGGTAAGACGCAGGAATGGATCCTAATTCGTTAAGCGTTGCTATGTAGTAAGGCACGACCCATTGTACCACTCCTTCACGGCTTTTCGAGCCAGAGGCTCCTTCCATCTCAAATAAAGTTGTACTAGCCCCACTCATGCTAAAACTGAAATTAAAATCTATCGGGTTTACTTTTAGTTCTTAATGGAAAACAAAATCGGGGATTTCCGTTTTTGTCGGTTTGGGCTTAGTGTTCTTCTCGATGGATCGAAGCAATGTGGACTGCCGGCGGTTTTCCTCTAGCAAACCATCATTGGCCGCGCGACCCATCATGATGTTGGTTGCCTTGGCGACGCTGCCGAGTTGGCCTGCTACTGGAGGGCCAGACGAGCCCGCTTGTTTTGGTTTGTCCCTGCGGTTTTTATCCGCCTCATCAGCGGCAGCACGGGCATCGACCATCTTGGCGGCGGTGTCCTTTGCTTTGTCGCCGGTCATGCCGAGCTTGTTGAGAGCGACGATCTCTTCTTGGATTGCTTTCTGGCGTTCGAGATCGGCGATCTTCTTCTCATCACCAGCGATTCGCGCGCGGACCATCTCGGCTTCGAGTCGGTAGGCTTCTTGTTTTGGCTTTAATTCAGCAGCTTGGACTTCCTTTTCTATTGCAAGGAGTTCTTTTTTCTGTGCGATAAGACCTTTTAGTCTCTTTTCTTCGTCGAACGATTTCTGATTAAGGTCGTCTAATCTTTTTATCTCATCATTTATCTTTTGGATTTTTTCATCTCTTAATCTTTTGTCTTCTTCCGCCAGTTTTTTTGCATTATCAATCTCTTTTTTTATCTCTGCTGCGCGATTGTTGGCATCTTTTAGTTTTCTTTCTTCAATCGATTTATTGGTAACCACATCTCCTGGTATTTGTGTGGTTACTGGTCCTGCGGCTGTTGGCGTAGTAATTGAACTTCCTTCAGCCCTAACCGTGGTTTTTCCTTGGGCCGCCATCTCCTCTAATGTTTTCTTAGCATTGGCAGCCTCAGCTTTAACCTTCGCGAGTTCTTCTTGCAGTTTGCTCAATGCTTCAGCCTCACGCAGCGTTGCTTCATTTGTATCCATGCCCAAAAGCGGCGCTTTTTTGCCTTGCGCTTCTTGCGATCTTGCATTCAAAGCATCTCGCTCTTTTCTACGCATCTCCATTTCTTTTTCAAGACTGGCTATCTCTCGCTCTGCCTTCTCCCTTTCGATTGTTGGGTCGTCTTTTTTCCCTTGCAGCTTGAGCAGCCGATCCCGAGCCTCGTAAATTTGCTCTTGAAGGTCTCTCTCTGTTTTCAACCTCTCAATGTTAGCTCGATGCACTGCTGCCATGTCTTGGCCCAGAGCAGTCATCTTTTCATAATACTTATTGATCTCAGCGACCTCGTTCTTGAGCTTAATCGAGTTGACTGCGTTGTCGTAGGTGGCCTTTGCCGCCTTCATCCCTTTTTGGAATACATTGGTCCACTCTTTCGATGCGGCTTTGAGGATCTCGGCATCCACTGATGTGAACAGCTTTTTCAGATGCGGGTAAAGCTGTACGGCCGCTACTGCTGCGAGGGAGATCGCGCCGGCAAGACCCATCGAGCCACCGAAGCCAAGGATCATCTGCGGGATGTTGTTGAGAACACCTTTGATGCCATACTGGGCGTCCTCGACCGCTTGGGAGAACGCCAAGAAGCCCATGCTGGAGTTACCCATCGCCCCAGTGAGGCGATTGAACTTGTTCCTAGCGTCCTGTGCGACAAATGCGGCTCGTTCGGTTTGCTTTAGGTATGCGTCGGTTAAAGGGGCTTCTGGTAGCCCTGCTGCTCTAGGATTGGATAATGCGGCCGCCCTTTTATCGGCGGCGGCTTGTGCCGAAGCAGAGTTCGTTTTTTGCGTAGCGATATTGCGCTCAAGTGTTTGCTGCTCACGGAGAAGTGCAATGGCTTTCTCCTTGGTAATGAGCCCACTTTTGGCGAGTTTGTCTGCTTGCGCCTCAATAGCCAAAGTCTGCTTCAAGGAAGTAGCGAGGCTATCATAGCCGGCGGCTTGCAGCTTGAGGACGCTGATATTACCTTCCAATCCCTTGATGGAATTGGCCGCGCGACTCATCTCCTGATGATAATTGGAGGTGGCGGATCGTGCCTTCTCAATGCCAGAGGTGAACCCGCTGGTGTTAAGGAACAAATTTGCCGTGAGAGTTGCCATATTACTTAAATTGGGTTGTCAAAGTCCGCTCAAAACTCCCTGCCGATTTTCTTCAAATAGTCGTTGGTTTTATTGTTCATCCTCCTCGTCTGGATTTGTAACGCTTGGTTGATCCTTGCCCGCAAGCCATAGACCGTATCGGCCCACTCGACCGCGTTGGTGATCGAGGCGGAGATTCCATCCGGCACCTCTTTAATGATACTTGAGCCCGGTGCGGAATGGCGCTTGATCCAGCCAGGCACGCGCACTGAGCCCACTTTGATGGCCGCCATCGCCCATGCTGAAGCTAGGTATCCAACTTTTTTTTGCTTCTTTTTAATGTACTGAGCGATCAGCGACGATGGGGCTTTGACTCGTATTTTCCTTGGTGTCGCACGAATACTGCCAGCGCGGCGGCTTTCTTTCATTACTTTGCTCATTTCCGAGAACGAAGAAACCTCCGGCCGCTTCAGGTTTTCACCCCTGAACACCGCTCTTACATCGGCGGCAATCGTATTCTCGCCGGCTTTTTTCGCCTTAATTCCTCTCACGCTTCCACGGTTTGGAGGCGTGAGGTATAATAGGGAACGAACCACGCCGCGCACCTGCTCCTTCATATAGGCTTTGCCCTCCCTTTTGGAATAGGCAAATGCCCGATCAGCAGCCTTTTGAAATTCGGCGAGGTGAAGATCGAATGAATGGTTGTTGCCCATATCAAATACCTAAGAGTCAACAAGTCCGTCGATGTAACTAAGAAGGGAGTCAGGCACCATTTCCTGAATCTTCTGGGAGGTCATCGGCTCAAGTGTCCAGAGATTCGCTGCCTGCAAGGTGCAATGGTAATACTGCATTGCTCGGGACAAAGGGATCTCCCAAAGGATATGCCTTTCCGTCCAGCCGGTTTCCTTTGCAATGGCAAATACCGCGCTCGCCAGCCATCCGGGATTTAAGACTTTCCCGGCGGAACCTCTTCTTCGGTGGACTTATACTTGGATTCCACGCGCACCTCATTTGCCGAGATTTGATCGCCAATTTTATTCACCTCGGCCAGCAGATCAGGAAGGTCGGCAAGGTCGATATTGAGGGAGAATTTCAACACTTCCGTTTCTGCGGTACCATTGGTGACAGCACGGATCACCTCATCTTGAGGGGCTGACTGCATCCACACAAATGTAGAGATTTGCCTTTGAATCTCGCGCTCTGTTACTTCGGCTTGAGTCGCGCCTGTAAAAAGGCTGAGATTCAGCAAGTAAGCCAACTGCAATGATCCATACGAAAAAGACCTCACATTGTATTTGGCGATCTTTTTGGTTTCTTGCTCAAGCATGCTGTGAGCTAGAGTGGTTTGGCGTTTGATTTCGTTCATAATTTTAGAATATCGAAAGGATCTTTTCGCGCTGGGCTTTGCTCTCTGGGTCGTTGCCTGATGGAACGATTGCGAGGCGCTTGCCCTTGCGGATCAGCAGCATCGGGCGCATGGTCTTGATCTTATCGACAAGCCGGTTGTAGGCGTCCGACATGGCGCGCATGTAGGCGATGGGGTGATCGGGGTTTTCCTCGCACCATTCCTGCGAATCAAATCGCTTTTGAAGCTCGACGAAGGTTAGTTCCTCCTCTTTATCGATCGGCGCGAACTTAACCTTCTTTGCACCATCCATCATCCAAGTGACCGTGCGCTTAGGATTGCCGCCGACATCTTCGATGGTGTCGGAAAACGCCTTTTCGGTACCAAACTCGCAGCCAGAGGCGATAGCAGCGGCAATCAACCGCGTGTTGCGGCTTTCAATGGGTGGCGTGTCGAAGTCGCGCACGATGGCGACCGTGGATCCTTGTCTCATGGTTGATTTTAGGTGGCTCTTACGAGCCGGTTATTGGACGATCGCTGCCGCGTCCGGGAAAACGGTGCCGCTGATCTCGAACTCGTTGAAATCGTCGTTTTTCTCGCTTAGTTTCACCGAGGTAATGACAGTCACACCACCAGTCGGAATGTAGTCGGGGATGTACCCAGAGGCACTCGTGTCACCGGCATCAACGCTGGTCGTGCCACGGCCTTTGACCGTGAACTCGTAGGTGGGGTCGAAAGTCTTGGCCGCGCCAAATCCGCCCTCTGTGGACATGATCATCTTCGACTCCATGTTTTTGGTCGACTCGACGCTCTCGATCAGTTCGGCGGTGACCGACTGAACTCCGATTTGGTTGAAAGTGATTGCCATAGCTTTGAATGATTAGATTTCGTCGTAGATGGTCGCTTGGATCTCGAACTCGGGGAAATCCTCGTTGCTCTCGCTTTGCTTGACGGAGGTGATCATCGCTACGCCGAGGGCAACGGTGCCGGGTACGACTGCTTCGATGTCGGCGTCGCCCTTGCCAGTGATTGTGACATTGCGCGTGATGAGCTTGCGCGGTCCGGCAAAGACGGTGACACCCTGCTCGTCGCGAATGGTTGCAACCTCGACAGAGGAGTCCTTGCTCGACTCGCTCACATGTCCGGTGTTCGGAGAGAGGCCGTGTGTGTTATTGACTCCAAAAGTCGCTGCCATGATACACCCGCGTGGGTGTCAACTTCACAAGCGGGTGACGCCGATGAGTGCCTCGATCGAAGTGACCCAGCGGCCATCGTCGGACACAGCGGCGGTGTGATTGGTGATGTGGAATCCGCGCACCTCGATAGCGGTGATGCTGAGGCTCTGGGCTGAAGGCAGCGGCTCGGTGAAGGCATCTCTAACATCATCCACAATGTCCATGTGAGCGCTGCGGGTGCTTCCGTCTGCCGGTGATGATATGGAGACCTTGACCGTGGCTTTATAGAGGCTGCCGACGACGCCTTCCACCTGGTCAGCGAGTACCAGAACGGCGTGCGATTCTGGCGTGCGGACATCCGAGCTGGTGCCGGTGAAGACCTCGATGTCATTGCCGAGGTTGCCGACGAGCTCGGCGAGATAGTCTTCGATGTGTTGGTTCATGGTGAAAAATTAGCGGCGGGCAACGCGGTACTCGATGACGCCTGCGCCGGGCTTGAGCATGATCTCTTCGACCTTGTAGCGCAGATCACCGATGGTCATCGCGCTGTTTTGAGCTGGCGCTGGACTAGGCAAATTGGCGACCAGCATGCGGACGGTGAGTGATCCATCTTGGGAGAAACCTCCTTCTTCGAGGTCGATCTGAACGCCACCCATCGAGATCGCGGCGAGGTACTCCTCTTCACCGATGGTGATTGGTACGCCGATGTCATCGAGGATCGATGCGAATGCCTCGGCGGCGGCTTCTTGAATTAGGTTCACGCTTCACGCGCGGCGTCAAAAAAGCCCCACCCGGAAATTTCCAGATGGGGCTTTCTCCTTAGACGCTACCAATGAAACAAATTACTTCTTGGCCTTCTTCGGCTCGGGGGTCTCTGCGGCTTCCGGCTCGATCGGCTCGATCACTGCGGCGGCTGCTTTTTTCGCATACCGCTTGAGCGTGTCACCATTCGACCAGATTTGCACCTCATCAGCACCACCGAAATCGCCGGTCACTTTCGCGGCCTTGAAATCGGCAAGCTGGTCGGCCAGCGTCACACTCGGAAGGTGCTTGACCTTCCAAGTGTCGCCATTGCGGGTTAGTGTGATGGCGCGGCGCATGATTAGGCGGAGACGATCCGTTTGAGGGCTGCGGCGTGGCCGAGGGCGAAACCATAGTTGACCTCGATGACCGATTTCTCGGTGTCGGTGTCAGGGTCACCCCATGAGCGGTACTCGATGGTGAGGCCGGTCTCTGGGTCGGTGACGGTCTCGTAGTTGGTGAGGCTGGCGCGGACACCCGAGGAAGGAGTCACGGGCGAGAATGCCACGAGGATCGCTTCTGGGAGTGCCACCATGCCGACGAGGTTCTGCGAGTTGCCGGGGATGAGGTTGGTGCCGATGACATTGAAGCCAGCGATGCTTGGAAGCAGGCCGTTTTGGATCGCCGAGGCGGTGCCAACTGCGGCTGCGTTCTTGATGCCGGCGTCCTTGAGCAGCGCGCCTTCGTAGGCGTTGTCGAGGATCATCGTGCGGCTCGATTTTGCCCACTTGGCTTGGTCGAGTGCGGTCTTGATCGTGATGACATCATCCGAATCAAACGCGGAGGCCGCGCTGGTAAGGACAGGTGCGCCGTAGTTGGCGGCCGTCACAACACCGAGGATGTCCTTGATGATGTCTTCGGCGAGCTTGCGACCCTTCAGGAAACCGAGTTGCTCGGGGTTGAAGTAGGGTTGGCGAGCGAGTTCGCTGGAGGTGAAGGAAAGCGCTTGATACTTGCGCTTGTTGACGGTGATTTCGCGGCTGTTGATCGCATTCGTGTCGCTGAATGCGTAGGTGCCGTTGAAATCGACGGTGGCGTCCGTTGCCAATGGGAAGAAAGGCACGGAAACTTTGTCAGTGCCTTGAAGCGGGACCGAGTTGTACACGGTGCTGAAGGCATTGATGGGAAGAAGCGCCTCGCGAAGTGCAACAAGCGCACTGTCGAGGACGACATTCAGTTTGAGTTCATTGCTGATGGTGGTTGCCATGATGATTGGATGAGTTCGTTGTGGTTAATTCGGGTTGGTTTTTGGTTTCAAAGTTTGGCCGCGTGGGCTTCGAGTTCCTTGCGGTGAGCCCTGAAAATTCGGGTTTTCTCTGCGCCAGAAGCGTTCTTCCACTGGTCGTAGATGCTCTCGCTGCTCTGTGCGTCCGGTGAGACATTCACGGGTGCGCTGGAGCTGCGGCTGGCGATGGCGGCGGCCTTGGCGGCTACTGCTTCATCGATGGAAAGTTGGTTGGCCTTCAGTGCGGCGATCTCGCCTTGCAGCGATGCCAGAGTTGCCTTGAGGTCGCCGATGATCTCGGTGGCGGACTCTTCCTTGGGCTCCTCAGCAGGCGCGCTTTCGGTTTCGCCTTCTGGTGCGGATTCAGGAGCTGCCTCTTGCTCACCTTCCGGTGCGGATGGGGCGGCTTCGTTTGCGATTTCCGCAACAACGGGCTCGACCGATGCGACGACTTCTTCGGATGGGGTGCTGGCGACTTGTTCGCTCATGCCATCTTCCGCAGTGTCAACTGCGCGAAGCGGAGAGGATCCGGCTTTGCCTGCTTGCGAAGCACTGCGCACCACGGTGGCGAGGCCCAGCGACTCGGCTTGCGGGCCGTAGAATGTCTGCCCTTGCATCGCCTCGGCGGGGATCTTCCGACCTTGGCGCGTGACGGCGGATTTGAACTCGCCGAAGACTTGATCGATGCGCTCTTGGATCAACTCGCGTTGCGACTCGGTGAGCGAGGTGCCAGGGAAACCAGCGGCCTTGAACTTGCCGGTGGTGAAAAGTTCGACCTTCACGCCGAGCATCTCCGCGCGTTTGCTCTGATCGATGTGCGGGACCATCACGCCGATGGATCCGACCGATGCCGAGCGTGTCATCGAGATGCTGGTCGCTTGCGATCCGAGCCAGTAGGCGGCGGATGCCATCGTTCCGGAGGTGTGCGCACGCACCGGCTTGACCTTGCTGGCTTCGTAGATTGCATCGGCGGCCTCGGGGGTACCGCGAACGGTTCCGCCAGGAGAGTCGATGTTGAGGACGATCGATGTGACCGCTGGATCAGCGGCGGCGCTTTCAACGGTGGAGCGGACTTCATCGAGACTCGTCGCCCCGAGCATCACGCGATCGAACTCGTCGGTGGTCGGAAGGAGCGGTCCGGTGATCGAGATTGTGGCGACGCCATCGGCGACGCTCATGATCGACTGCGGTGCATCGCTCTGCGGGAGCGTGAAGAGTTTGCCGGCAGCCATGTCCATGGCCAAACCGATGATGCCGTCCATTGCCTCCGGGGCGATGGCCCACGGCTCCTGTGTCAAAATGAGATCGCGTGCGTTCACGCACCGCGTGGGGTGTCAATTCCCCATCACTTCGCAGGACCAGTCGGCGCTTCGACTGGCGGGGTGGCAACTCCCGATGCAAACAGCATCTGAAGTGGGATGTCGTATTTCTTGGCGAGTTCTTGAAGGTGCGCGATGTCGCGAGCTCGGCGTTCGGCCTCTTCCTCGAAGTCCATGCCCAGCTCGGCGAAGTGATCGGACAAGGTCTTGAGACCGGCCTTCACATCCTCGCGGTTTTGCAGCGACTCCCGACCGGCATCGACGGTCACCCTGCGTGGTGTGACCACGGATATTTTCCACCATCCTGCAATCAGCGGGATCTCGCCACGAGTGATGGCATCGCCAATGACGAATTTCCAGACAGGCGTGAGAAAGCGGCGGATGAGGATGTTTTGCCTGTGGGAGAATCGGCGATCGGCCTTGGCCACGACCATGCGGACGCCAGCGCCGCCGATCTTGCTTGAATCTGCGGTGAACTCGTATGGCACCACACCAAGCGCCGAATCGCGGCGAAGGTGATCGAGGAATCCGGTAAAAGTGGGCGATGGGCGGTTGGACTCGAAGGGTTTGAGTTCTTCTCCCGGCTTGAGCGCGACCCACTTGCCGCCGACGATCTTTTGCAATGCAGTCGGGTCACTGTGTGGATTGTCCTCGGCCTTGCCTGAGTCAATATCCAGTCCGCCAAAGCCATCATTGCTGTCGATCTCGCCATTCTGCGTGGTGATCGCGAACGATTTGTCGGCATGATCTTTGAGTGCGTGCTTTTCGAGCGCGAGCAATTCCATCTCATCCCGGATGTGATTGATCGAATGTGCCAGTGATGGCACTCCCCGAGCCGATGATGCGCGCTCTGGGTCAAAGATATGGAGCACCGAGTAGGCCGGAAGCTCGATGAAAGTGCCGTCATCCTGGCGCACATTGTACGAAACTGGGCGGCCATAGCCGTCGAAACGGATGCCATCGACCGTGCCGTCGTTGTTCCCACCACTCACGCGGTGGCTTTCGATGAGTTGGATGACCGGCCGCCCTTCGACGCGGGTAAGATGGACGAAAATATCACCGTCTTCGTCGATCGCGCGGCAGATGAGCATTTCGCACTCGGAAAGGGAGAATCGTCCCGTCACCTCGCACTGATTCGACCATTCTTCCCAGTAGTCGAGCGCGCCGGCAATCCATTCGCGGTCTTCGGTCTTGGGTTGGATCTTGAGACCATCGCCGACCGAGTAGACGGCCATGTCGAAGACCATTTCGCGGGCAAACCCGCTGTTTTTCATCAAGTACCGGCTGCCTTTGATGAGTTCGTTGCGTACCAGTGGCGTCGCCTCCTTGCGGTGGTCTTGCGGAGCTGCGGCGGGCAGGCGTTGGCGAACCGGTGATGGGTTGACGCTCTCGTAGGGCGACCATCCAAAGGCTAAAGCGGCGGACTTGGTGATTTTTTGCAGCAGGTTCATGTTAGAAAATACCGGCAGTTGACTGACAGGTGCGGCGGGTCTTGCCGTAGGTGATCGGGTCGAGCTTGCGGAGAGCGTGCTGGCAGGCCGCGATGATCTCTTTGGTGTCATCGAGGCGCTTGTATGTGATCTGCGATCCCGACTCCTGGAAGCTGATCATGAGCTTCTTGAGTGTCTTTTTGTTCTCTTCGAGGATCTCGACCACCTCTTCGGTGGAAAAACCTGTCGTCATGTCGAGGGCCGCCATGCCCTCTGACAAGTTGTCAATCTTCGGCGGCTTCCTGCTCGGTCTCGCGGCCAAGGATTTTGAGCATGAAGGCAAACACGGTCGCCATCGCCTCGCAGTCGAGAAGGTGGTTCGGTCGTTTTTGGATCCGCGTCCATTGCCAGCGGTCGCCATCCTTGATCCGCATCTCGGATTCCAGTTGGCTTAGGTAGGCGATTTTCTTTTCGTCGTTATCCGCCTCGGTGAAGGCGTCGGTAGGAACCTCCCATGTTGGACCGCGCGCTGGATCTTGATTGCGCCGAATCCGAGCCATCGCGTCCTTGATGTTGAGGTTGCTCCAATAAAACATCTGAGCGGTCTTGCCGGCGGCGACATGAATTGACCTCTTGGGCGAGTAAAATCTCTCCAATGACTTAACCCGGACGCCGACGCCGAGGCGTTGCTTGAGTCGGTGAGTCCATGTCGCCTTGCGATCGCCCATCAGCGCGACCCATCCATGCTCGGCACATCTTTGATAGACCTCGTAGCTATTGAAACCGGCATCGACGCCAACCAATGAGGACGAAACGCCGTATTTTTCCTGCTTTTCCTGCAACTCTTCCCAAGTGTGAGCTGTGCCCCAGTCGATCCGGCGACTGGATCCATCGGGGCTCCATTGGGTGATCAACCACCAAAAGTGATCCATCTGAACATCGACGGTCATCACGCGCAGCCGCACCGGAGGTTCATCATCCTCATCGGGCAGGCGGATCTTGCCAGCGATGATCGCGCCTTCCTTGCCCCAGAGTAATTCGCCTCTGGCATACCCGCTATCAGTCGGCTTGATCGAGAAATCCTCGGTGTATTCCGTGAATGGGAGAGCTAGTCGCTTCTGCCAGAAGATTTTCAACTGATCGATGTCGCCGTACCTTGCTGACGCCTTCGCCCGGAGGTAAATCTCGGCGAGGTTGCCCCATGATCCAGCGCATAACCCGTTCCAGTGAAAACCAACATTCGATTTAGCCGCTCCGGGATTTTGCACGACATAACGCGCGCCGTTACGAGGGTCGTTCAGCTCTCGGCGTGATCGATCGGCATCTTGAAATCGTTTTCCACACTCGCAGAACATTTCGGTGGTCTCGCGCACCCTTTCAAAATCCCACCCACCATCATCAAGTTTGGCGTCCTTGCTCCACTCGATGTTCTCCCACCTCCAAGGCTGCGTCGTCCCGCAACTTGGACAGCGCCAACACCACTCGCGCTGGTCGGTCGATTTGAATTTCCGATCGGTGTCGTCATCGGTCTCGCCGGCCTGCGACACGAAGAACCTTTTGCCCAGCCACCCGAAGGCGGTGACCCGCGCCTCGGCCTCGGCCATGTGACCGGATGGCCAGCGCCAGGTCTCATCGCCGATCAACCAGCGGATCGAACGGCGTTGGAGATTGGTCTTTGAGTGAGCGCCGAGCACCCAGCCGGTCATGCCGTTGAGGAAAGAAACCGAATTTCTTTTCAGCTTGTGACGCTCTGCGCCTTGATGGCGCGGCAAAATCTCCCGAACTGGACCGCATTGTTTCCATAGCACTTGCAGACGGTTTTCCATCTGGTCCTTGGCGTCGGCATCGGTCTGGTCGAGCCAGAGCATCGGTCCGGGCGCATTGGCCGCGATCCAACACGAACCAAGCTCTGCCGTCATGGTTTTGCCTGCCTGAATCGCCGCGATGATCGACACCAGTGATACCGACGGATCGGCCAGCGCCTCCAATGGCTCACGAATCCATGGCGAATTGCCAGATTTGAACCCGCCGGGTACTGGAGAATACGGAATCGACTCCACATATTCCTCGCACCACTGCCATGGCGGCCGGCGATCTTGATTAGGCCACCCGTGCAGGAACTTTTCGTCCAGCTCTGCTTTTTCTTGGGGCGTTGTTGGTGGTGCTTGAATCATCAGGATCTTTCTCTTTCGGGTAATCTCCGCGCCTTAATGTGGCCGTGATCTCATCCACGACCTTTACCATTTCCTTTCGTATGTCTACCGCATCGAGCCCAACCAATAATGGCGGAAGCTCATTCTCTAGCTTGTTGCGGAAAACCGCATGCGCTTGAGCAACATGGTAGGTCCATCTCTCCCTAACAGCCTCCATGGTGACATAAAATCCCCTCTTCACCGCCACTCGAAGCTCCCGCTCCTCGACCTCTGCCAACAATTTCCTGCCGCGAAGCTGGGTTTCGTTAAATTCCAATTCGCCGGTATTCCCGCGAAGTCCGCGCGCCTTCACGAATTGCCTCCATGCGATCACATCGTGCGTCCTGTTCGATGACTCCTTCGGGCAATCCGGGATTTTTCTCCACTGCCGAATCGTTTCGGTAGTCACACCCAGAATTTCCGCCAACTCAAGCCAGCTCGATGCCTCATGCCTTGAATCGGCAGACTCCTCACCACCTTGGCTCATCGACTGAAGCAAGGCTCGCTCGCCTCTTGTTAGTTTCTTTCCTGACTTGGCCTTCTTTTCGATCTGGGCGAAGTCCATTTCCAGTATCTTCTTAGCATTCTCGGGGCTTGGCGGCATGCCTAGCCGGCCGCGTCAACTGATCAACCGTGCAAGGTTGAAAACAAAATATGCACAGTTTTACAAGGTGGGTCCCCCGAGCCGCGCCGCATAGGGGCACCGGTCAATAGATTCCTTGGCTTCGCCGGCATCGCCTGGCATTGCCTGCCGGCGCTCGCCTGGCAGCGCTTGAATGAACCGGCAGCCACCCGGAACCGTGCGACATGCCGGCCGCGCGTGCTTGGCCTGGTGATTGCCGAGCGCCGGCCGCGGATCCGGCCGCGGGGTGGTCGGGTGGTCATCGCCGGCGCCGGACCGCATGCCAGTAAATCGGCCGCGGGGTGGATCCGCGCGCCCGGTCAAATTAATTTTAAATTAACTGTTGCAAAGCTTGGCGCCCTTGCTATTTTTTGCCTAGTCGCATGCAGCGACGCCCTACCCGGTGGGACACCGGGAAACCGTAGAAAACAAAAAAATGATACAAGACACATGCACGACGTGGGCCGGCGCTATCGCTGCAGCTCATCGCAAGACAAACAAAAAACCGGGTGGGTACGTTATCCACCGGGGTACAGTAAACGGTCAGCGATTCGCTGCCGTTGCGACATTGAAAACCGACAATCGGAAAACAGGGGACATGGTTCAAATTTGGTTTGTCCTCGAGGACATGCATCCGGTTGAGGCTGTCGCGCGTGGCATCGATGTGAAAACGATTTGCCGGGGCTGTCCGTTCGCTTCCGGCAATGGCTGCTATGTTAATGTGGGGCAAGCGCCCCTTGCTGTTTGGCGCGGATTGAATCGCGGGATCTACCCTGAGTTGAATCCGTTTGAATATTCCCGCATATTCGCCGGGCGCAAAGTTAGGTTTGGCGCGTACGGCAATCCAACCTTGCTACCTATTTCCAAAGTTAAAGCGATCGCGGAAGCTTCAAAGGGTTGGACGGGATATTTTCACGATTGGCGAGAAAATCCGATGGCTCACGCCTACGCTGCCTATTTTATGGCATCGACAGAAACGGAAGATTCCCGGAAGCTTGCGAATGCGATCGGCTTCCGAACGTTTCACGTTTCGCCGGATAAGCCGGCCGATGCGATCGAATGTCTAAGTGACGCAAAGGGATTAACATGCGCGCAATGCAAGCTTTGCGCCGGGCTTTCCAAGGGGCGTCAACCTTCGGTTTGGATTAATCCGCACGGCTCAAAAAAGAGTCGCGCGATCAGCGCCGCCATGGAAAGGACGGTTTCCCGATGAAACCGAGCCCCACCCTGGCCGGCCGGCTCAGCGACGGGCGCCCTGTATATTACGGAAAAAAGGACCCGTGCGACATGTCCACCCGTGATCTTGAAACATGGGTTACATTGGACCACCCGAGCGCCGGGCTTTATATCCACCTGGAAATTTTAGGGCTGCCGGATCCATGGGACCGCGGCCGCGTCGGCATGGGCACACCGTTTTTGTCACTGTTGCACAGGGTGGAATGTTTCCTTGCATTAATCAACCCCGCGACCGTCTACGCGTGGAGAAATGCCGAATTGTTGGATATGCTCGGCGAACCTTTCCCCTTAATAGCCGAGTGCATGGCGGCCGGCGCCTCGCCGGATGATTTGGAAAAATCCACCCGTGAAAACCTCGCTGATGTATCACCTGAGCATGTCATGGAAAGGGCGGGCGCCGATGTATGAGAAAATCGAAACGGCGCTTGTCATTGCATGCATCGCCGGCGCTGCCGGTGTTTTCCTTGTCGCCGGCCACCTAATCGGCGCCCGGTGGACATTAGGACCACCCGACCACGAAACTCGGGCGGCCGCATCGGCGCCCCTAATTTTCGGCGAGTAATGAAAAGAAAACCCACCCCGCGCGCGCCATGCGTGCGGGGTTTTTTTCCGCGGTCCGTGTGGATCCGCGGTCCGTGTGGATCCGCGGTCCGTGTGGATCCGCGGTCCGTGTGGATCCGCGGTCCGGGGTGGATCCGTGGCCGTGTGGATCCGCGGTCCGTGTGGATCCGCGGTCCGGGGTGGATCCGCGGTCCGGGTGGATCCGTGGCCGTGTGGATCCGTGGCCGTGTGGATCCGCGGTCCGGGTGGATCCGTGGCCGTGTGGATCCGCGGTCGTGTGGATCCGCGGCCAGGGTGGATCCGCGGTCGTGTGGATCCGCGGCCAGGGTGGATCCGCGGCCAGGGTGGATCCATGGCCAGGGTGGATCCGCGGCCGGGTGGATCCATGGCCAGGGTGGATCCGCGGCCGGGGTGGAAATCGGGCGCTTTTGGCCTGGTCGGTCGGGTTGGCCGATTTCCGGCCGCGTGATGAAAAATGCCGATTTCCGGCCGGTGCCACAAAAAACCAATTTCCGCCCCGTGACTATGGCTTATGTATTCCTGCCCCCGCTGCGCTTTTTTGGACGAAAACCCCCGCTGCGCTTTTTTGAGTTAAAACCCCCGCTGCGCTTTTTTGAACCGGAGAAATAAATTTTCGGATTATGTGAAAATAAATGTTGCCAACTACGAAAAATACTTTATCTTAAACCCGTCGCCAGCAAATGGCGAACCGACCGGGAGGCACCCGGAACCTATAATACTAGTAGAAAAATGAAAAATACACAGAAGAAGTCGGCCCAATATTGGGAAGCATATAAAACCCGCGTTCAAGAGTTAGAGGCAGAAGGTCTTTGCACTTCGGATGCTCAATCGGTTGCAGATGTTGAGTTCGATGAGAGCTTAAAAAATGTTGATGAGCACACTCCTGGACCATGGGTTGTAGATTTCTGCAATGGTAAACCATATGTCGTAAACGGCAATTTTTGTGCTGCTCGGGTACATGGCACCGAAAAGACTTTGCTGGCAAACGCCCGCTTGATCGCCGCCGCGCCTGAGCTGCTCGAAGCCTGCATGGTGGCACTGGCTGCCATCAAATCCGAATACCCGCTCGAGCATGGAAACCCAACGATCGGGCGCGCCTGGGGCACGCTTGAAAGCGCCATCGCAAAAGCAACCTCTAATATCTAATCATCCAAACCAACTGAAAATATGAGACTTAATAAATATAGCAAAAAAACAGTATCCTGCTTTATCCGATTCGACGGGTGCGAGCCCGAATGCGTCGATAGAGAGGAGCAACGCGCAGCCCTCCACGCTGCCGTCATCTGTGGCGAACCATGCACTATCTGGGATTCAAGCGACATTCAGCCAAGCCGTTGCCGCTACGAACCCGGCAACGACATGAGTCGTAATGTTCTTAAATGCCTTGCCAAAGATGGCGTTTCGCCACGCGCAAAAAACCTCGCCCAACAGCAGGAAACCTGCCGATTGGACGCGCAGGCGGATGAACTCCCAATGGAATTCAAGATTGAGAAAAACTGGGACAGTGCCCCGTTCGTTTCCCTTGACGGGGTGGTCGAGATATACCCCGAGTTCGTCGGGGTGGCTTTTGGGCGCTCCCCCCGCTTCTCTTATTCGGTAATATGCGCCGGCACCGGCGCCTTTCTCTCCGAGTACCGCACCGCAAATGAAGCTCTGGTCGCGGCAGCGTTGGAGGCTTTTGCCTTCCGAGCTAGAACCAGGTTTGGTCTAATCCCAAATTGGTCCGAAGTTCCCGAAATGGCAGGATTTTAAATGAACCCAACCCCAACAAATAGAAAATCGAAATCATGCAGAAGAACATCATAACTAAAACAAAAGCCTGTAAACAAGCAGCCTCAGAAATATCGGAATTGTACAGGTTTGGGGGGCAGTGGAGATACTCCTATTACGACCACTCCTGCAAGGCTAACAGGGAGTCTATTCCAAGAGACTACTACTCCGCCCAGTTCTCACGCCGGTGCGCTCTCATAAGCCGTGCGATGGAATTGCTCCACCCAGACCGCGACGATAGTCACGCATATGAGCCTGGCGATTTTTCAGGCGGCGCATGGAAGTCGTATGTCCAATAAACAACCAACCAACCAACCAAAAAAATGACATACGAAATCGAACAAATTGCTAATTTTGAAAAATGCAATGCAGGGATTCCAATTTCCCTTCTTCGCGCCGCTGCGGTCAGTGTTATGCGGGACGAATGGCAGCATGACCTCGCACTGGGGGAAGCTATCCATGAGGAAACACTAGACATGTCCGCTGCCGTTTTGTCGGTAAACCAAACCCTTGTGGACGCAGGTTGTGTTTCCCGCGTGGATGCGGATGATGTTGCGGAGGGTCTCGCTCAATGGGTTGAGTCCGAAAGCATGAAACTAAATATGTGATCCGGCTTTAATTTGCCTGGAAACAACACCTAACCAGCGGGGCCGGGCAGCCGGTCCCGCTTTAGTGCTATTATGAACACGCAAGAAAATGAAGAAGAACCGCAATCAATTATCGTCATACGGCTCCCCAGGTGGCGCAAAGGACAGTACATCGGCGCCTCACGCCTCGAGGGGAAAACGCTTGTCGGGTGGGTCCTCGAACAGTGCGACAAAGGGCTCGCCGACTCCGGTTGGTCGCCCCCGAACAAGCCACGAGACGAAGGAGAAACTTCGGGTGGTGGCTTTGGCTCGTATTAGTCGCGGCGAGTGGTGCGCAAAAAAACTTTGGACCCCTACCGAGGACGCTGCACTAGGTACCGCGCCCGACGGTGAGATAGGCACCTTGCTCGGCAGGCCGCGGGGCTCGGTGGTAGCCCGGCGCCACAAGCTCGGGATCCCTGCCTTTCGATCGCCTGGCCGATCGAAAGGGCAGTGCCTGCCCTGGGCCGAGCAAAAAAAAGGTAAACGAAAACCGAAACTATGAAATAGCCATATCCACCCACCAACCTCAAACCGGGCCGGGCTTGTCGCAATGACATAACCGGCCGCCGGCCGCGCGTGCACCCATACGCGGCCGATATGGAAATGCGGGCATTTTCGGCCGGTCACACAAATCCGGCCGATTTCCGCCCGTGGCTCAAATCCATCGGTTTTTGGTTGGTCCCCACACAATTTCTATTTTGGTTCGGTGGCATGGAAATTAGATTTCCGACCCCCAATGCGCTTTTTTGGGCAAAATACCCCATTGCGCTTTTTTGAGCTGATTTGGCTTACTGCTGATACTGCTCGTAAATTCCTTTGATGTCTTCGCGGAACTCGTCGGCGATCACAAAGTTTTTGCTCGCGAGGATTCTCGCGCCCACATAGGCGTGAAACTCCACAACCGGCAGCAGGTCTTTGTGTAGCGAGTAGAGCATCTCTTCATCGACCTCATCGAACCATCCAGCGTCTTCGAGGGAGCGGCGGAACACGCAGAGCCGGTTCACATGCGGAATGGCGTTGTCGATGCCCCCGCCAGTCGGCTTCTCCATGTCCTCCTTGGTAGCCACGCGGCCGAGCTTGATGGACTTGCGCAGCATGTCACCGCTCATCTCCTTCTTGGCCGCCGTCTCCAGCCACATCGATTGGTCGTCGGGGTTTTTGAGTGATGCGACTGCCCGGTGATGGTCAAACGAGAGGCGCTCTTTACGGATGCTGAGTGGCACATTCTTGGCGACGAGAGCGACACGCATGAGCGTGCTCACCTCCAACCTCGTGAGGTTGCTGGCGCGAACATAGTCGAATGATCCCGTGGTGGATTTCACCCAGTTGATGGCATCACCGATGATCCATGTGGATGATTCCCGCATCTTGGCGGCTTTGACGAGGATGTCCTCGATCTCGACCATATCGGGCGCCTCATCACCGAAGACCAGTCCGGTCGGAGTTGCGGTGATGCGCGGTGTTTCAAATCCCGGCAGTGATGGATTGCTGCGGGCGACTTCGGTGATGATTTCAGTGTCCATGGATCTCTAGTTTTTGTTTTTGTACGGAAAGGATTCGGGCCTGCTGGTACGCCTTGCGTGCGTGTCCACTTCTCATGGCACGGTATGGCTTGATCTTGAGCGCGTCGGTCATCTCGATGCACCTCTTGCTCACTGCCGCCCGCGTGATGCCATGGCGCTTGGCGATGTCGGTCATCGAGTTGCCCTGGTAGGCGAGACCGGCAACCAGTGTCGCGCAGTCCATAGTGAGTCCGGGGTTTTTGTCGCTGGCCAGCTCGCCGATCAGCCGGCGCATGATGTCCCAAATCTGGTCGCTGTTGATGGTTGATGGTGACTCTTCGTTCGGCTCTTCATCCTCATCGGCATCGAAGGTTTTTGCGCTGTAGCTCTCCGCCGCGTCGCGTGAGAGGCCGACGCCATTCGAGGAGCGTGCGAGGTCGGGTTTGTCGATCCCCATGCTGGCGACCTTCCTTCGCTCTTCGGGCGAGAGGCTGGCGATCCATGCTTGGTACTCTTTGGCGTACCGAGCATCCTCGCGGTCTTGGCGCATGGTGTATGGATCTTCGTCGCTCATGGCGGATTTGATGTCATTTGATGCTTTGGGAGGATCGTGGCAAAAGGTTTCATCCTATTTTTACATTTTCTGTTTTTTGATAGGATCGAAGAACTCGGCGAGCTCCTCGCGGCTGATGGTTGGCCTCGATGATACCGGCATCGGGATCGTGTTCGGCGGTGGGCGTGACGCCTCTTGGCGCTTCCGCCAAGCGGAGGCGTGAGTCCAAACATCGGATGGGTTCTCAAGGAACTTTGTCCGGCTTCGAGGTTGCCATGCTGGGACACCTTGCGGGATCTTGGCGTGCATGTAATCCTTCATCGTTTGCCATTGGGCCGCTGTTAGCTCAGAAAGGCACCGTGACGCCTCCGAAAGAAGTTTTTGCTCTGTGTATGCCAAAGGCAACTCCCAGCCGCTCCTGAGCGATCTGACGCGCTTTTCGAGATCGAGCATCGATTGAGCGTTTTCGGTTGGCATGTTCTCGGCATAAAAATCCTCCGCGCTCTCGCTCATCTCCCCTTGGGGGGTAGGGGGGAGAGATTCTATTTCCTTTCTATTCTCCTTCTCCTTCCTTTCTATGGGTTTTTCGTTGGGTTTATGTTGGGTTTCTCGTTGGGTTTCCTGTTGGGTTTCCTGTTGGGTTTCTCGTTGGGTTTCTCGTTGGGTTTTGGGTGGGCGACCACCGAGCTTCCCATTGTTTTGTGCTGCTGCTTGCTTTGCAGGGGTGCGTAGTTTTCCAAGCTCCCTGAGCTGTTGCACCTCTCCCTCTTTCTCGATCGGATAACCCCAGACGGTCAGCGTCTCACCATCCCATTGCCAGAGGTCGCAGGTCTGAACGACCTCGTCCTTTGTGACCCGGACGAGCTGTTGCCACTTGCGATCGGCCCAGCCAGCGCAGGCGGTGATTGTGCCACCATTCTCTTGCCCGATGCAGTAACGCAGCAGGCAGAGCCATGTGGCCCGCTGGGTCGGATCGCTTCCGAGGAAGTTCTCCGAGTCCAGCGTTTGAATGCTTAAGTTCAGCCAGTTCATGTTGGATCAGAATGGGATGTCGTCGTCTTCGTCGTCGAATGAGTTGGTGACCGGTGCTTGGGGCGTCGGCTGCGGCTTGGGGTGGTCCCAGTCCATGATCTTAGCGTTGCCGAGGATCGGGCCTTTCTCGCCTTCGGCCTTGCGGTCTCTTGGTAATTCTTGGGCGATGAAGCCGTGGTATCCGTATTGGTCGGTTTCTCCCACGATCTTACCGGCTCTCAACTCATCCTCGTCGATTCTGAGTTTAAGCATGAGCGGCAGATACTTTTCTCCGTTCTTGCCGTGGTAAAAAGCTGTCTTGTCGATCTTGCTTAATTTAATGCTAATGCTGATGTCTTTTTTCATGTTGTTATGGGGTTGGGGTGAATGTTGAATGGTGAATGGCGGAACGATGTGGCCACATCTTTTCGGCGTCCGGGTTTCCAAGGTTGCGGGGTGACTTCGTGCTTCTCCACCATCCCCTCCCGACCTCGATGTGCTGGCGGTTGGAAAATCCTAACAAACCAGTCATCCGTGTCGCGACGCCGCCGCCATTCACCAAAGGTTTTCAGTGCAGCGTCGGGATGTCGTCCTCGAAGTCGAAGTATTCGCTGATCTCCTGCATGATCGCATTGTGAACAGCGCCTTGGATCTGGATTTGATCTGGATCTTCGTCGTGCTTGTGGGCTCGGTGCCATCCGTATTTGATGCCGTTCTCGACGGCTTCACTTAGGACTCGGTATGTTTTCGGTTTCATGTTTTTATGGGGTTGGTATGGGTGAGATGAGAATCTTGATGCCGGGTTCATTGCCCCAGTACTTCGTGACACGGAGGTCGGCGACCTGTCCGTCATCGGCGTAGAAGTTCGCTTTTGTAAGAACATCGCCGACGAGCTTCACGAGGTTGTCGGCATCGGGGCGCTTGTCGTTCGGGATCTTGCCCCATTCCTTCCGGCGTTTTCCTTCGGTCTTGCGCCAGGGGAATGTAAAATCGACTTGCAGCAGGATCGGGCCGTCGAGCGGCTCGGTCGGCGCTTTGGGCTTGATGAGGTCCATCAGCGAGCGTTCCGCGGCTGCGTGTTCCTTCTTCGGGAAGAACCTCGGCTTGCCTCCGACCATGACCAATCGCTTGGTCTGGCTGGTCGCTGTCGGCGGGATCATGGGCAGGAAAAATTCGATCATTTGCGGATGGTTTTGCGTATCCAGTTCACGGCGGTGAAGTAGGCGATGATGAGGCCAAGGGTGATGCTCTTCGGTGTGCGTTTAGGTTTCATCGTTGAGCATCTTGATGTGGGTGATTGCCTCGCCGATTTTATGAAGGTCGAATGACCGGCAGGATCGGATGTAGTTCGGGGAGAATTGCCTTCCCTCCTCGGTTTCTTCGACAATCTCCAGCAGCGTGATGATGGTGTCGGTGTGTCGCCGGTATTGTTCGAGCTTGGCTTTTAGTTCCCGGCACACGCTCGACACCCGGCAGGCATGGGTGATCGCGTTGTTGCGCTCCTGATAGACGGATGCGACCGCCTCGTCATAGACGGATGAGTCATTGTCGTGGTCCGCCGACATGAATGGATTGTCGTCGTGCGGCCACTTCGACTTCCGGCGGTACAGGCCGTTTCGCACATACTGCTCTTGAAAGTTGGCGAGGTAGATCGTCTCCCACTTGTCGTTTCCCACATAAACCTCGTCACCGTCTTGCAGGCGCTCGCCGCTACGCAGCATGCGGCCATACTCAGGCTTCCACTCAATGCCCTTCGGGTGCCATTCTTCCGGCTCGGTGGTTTCCTTTTTGCGAAACGCTGCCTCGTAATTGTCGCGGTAGGCATCGCCATTGACCTGGCGCGGAGTGTCGCCTTTACCTGCGCTCACTGCGGTCCTCCTTCCATGATTGATTCCATGACCATTTGCGGTCTTCCCCTGCCTGTTGAGATTTCGAGGTAATGTTCCAACTCAATGAGTCGTTCCTCACCACCTCTCATCCATCCTGTGCCGTCGCAAGATACGGCTCCGGCATCATCAGCCATCCAAAGCAGTCTTTCGGAATTCACTCTAGCCACATGGACTCTTTTAAAATTGTCAGTCCATGTCCGCAGGTTTTTCCATTTCCACTCGGTCGAACCGCCAACAAAAACAACATCGGCGTCAGCAGGAACATCCTCTTTTGTCATTCCGTCCTGCACAGCGAAGGCTAGATCCGTGTGAGGTAGCACTCGGCGAATCTGCGGCACCCATTCACCCCACTTGGCTAGCGTAGCGTCACGATCCATGACGACATCCGGCACCACCACCCACAACGGGAAATGGCTTTTCCTCGCTCGTTCCAACAGCATTGTGAATCCGGCCTCGTCCCATTGCGTCCCATTCTTCCATGCGCCGAATGCGCCATTGTCGAGTGCGTAGGGCATCCAGCTTGGTGGTTGCCGCCAACCATCCGGTGACATCAACCAACCGAGTCGTTTCGGGTATTTCCCGACGAGTCGTCCGACTGCAAGTCCCGAAGAGTTCGAGGGCATAACCATCATTTTTTCGGAAGGTTTGGAGATTCCAATGACTTTCCAGTTGTCGGCGTTGAGACTCATGACTGACCTCCTTTCACTTCCTCGACCGCTTTGCGTAGCGCGGCGATGTAAACTCCGGTGTGTTCCACCTGTTTCCAGAATGGCGTTTCCCAGCGATCGACCACGGCAAGCGCAGCGTCTGTTAGTCTCCCCAGCTTTTCCATGGCCTCAATCGCTTCGTCGATGGCTTCTCCTATTCCCCACGGATCGGGTTGTTCCATTGCGTCGTCACCCTTGCGCCATAAATTGAAATCACGCAGGGTTTGGATGGTTTTTTGAATGTCACTCATCGCTCCCTCCTTTCACGGCGGCGAGGGCTTCGAGTGCTTCATCACGCTCTTCTCTTGTCTTTTTCCAAGTGGCAATAGCTTCG